ACTTTTCCTCCTCAGCCACAACTACCGGCTTCTGCGCCGCCGCCGGCGCGGGAACCTGATGCCAACCGGACGCCATGCGGGGCGTCAGCGCTTCGGTGGTCGCCTCGACTTCCTTCACTTCGCCATCCGGCGATCTCATAAAAACCGTTTCCATGTTGTCCTCATTCCCCGCCGGGATTGCCTTGCTCCACGAGCGTTGCTTGCACCTCGAAGTAATCGAGGGTCGCCCCGTCCGCGCTCACCACAACCGTGTTTCGCTGCGCGGAGGGCAGATCCATGTCCATCGGGTAGCAATCGGGATCGATCTGGAAATGCAGAAGCGACGCCCACGATGGAGCACCCGTTGGTATTGCGCTCACCAGCAGCCAGAACAGATCGGCATACGTCGCGGTGGAATTCTGTTCCGGCGCCCGCAAGTAGATCGAGAAGCGATGCGCGAAGTGCAGTGATCCGCCAGTGAGACGCCGCGGCGTGGTGCCATTCCAGGCAACCAGAATCGAGCCGGGCGGCATCTGTAGGATGGCCAGCCGAAGATTGTTGTCGGTAGCCAGCCCTTCCATGAATGCGCGGATGTTGTCGCCGTCGCCGCCCAGCGCATCGACCAAGTCCGGGCAGGACTGGAGCGCAGTCACCCACTCGCCAAGTATTGTTTTCGGATTGATCACGGAACCGTCAACTCGCGCGCTGCAGCAGTGCCAGGTTGAGCATGCCGTAGGCATCCGGCTGCCGCACCGTCGTCACCACGTACTGCGCACCCCACGCGGTCACCCAATCGCCCTTTGCCGGCGGGTTTGCAGAAGTCGGACGGATTGACCGAGATCTCTTCGAAGTTCGCCATCGCGCCGGACTCCTCGCGCACGCGCAGATGGCGCACCGCCGTCACCGTGAACGCGCTTCCCTGCGCCGCGCCCGCTTGCACCGGTTGGTACACCACCGGCTCGCCGAACGTCTGCGAAATGACGCCGTCCACGAACGCTTCAATGCTGGGCCAGTTCGGCATCTCACGTCCAGTAGGCGACGATCAGTCCTTCGCCCGCGTTGTTGGCATCGACGTAGTAGTCCGATGGCACCAGCAAATGCCTGGAGTCTTCCGCCCAGATGTCGAATGAATCCGCGACGCCGCCACCCGAACCCGTGGGCCAGAACTCCTTGACCACGCCCGTAGCGTTCGCCTTGTTCATGCCGGAGACGCCGAGAAACACACGCCCCGTATCGCCGATGGCCGCCGCGAAGCGCAACCTCTCCACGCGCAGATTCGTGTCACTGGTAACGGGCACGGGCGTACCCGGCGTGGGAACGGGGATCTTGCCGAACGATTTTGCTTTCATCGGAATCAGAGCCAGGCCAGGATCTTGTACTTCGCGCTGGTGGTCACGGTCACCTTCACGTTGGTCGCGTCGTGGGTTCCCTCGGTCACCGTGAAGACGTTGGCACTGCCGCTGTTGTCGGCGCAGGAGACCAGCACGCCCGCAGGCACCGCCCCCAGGCCGTGCGCGATGCTCTGCTGCGCGCCATTGCCGGTTTGCACTGCCGACAAGAACTGCTTCTGCTTCGATGGGTAGCTGCCTTTGAAGTTGGGCTGCGGACCCGCGCTCTGAAACTCCGGAGCGTTAATGGGCGTTTTTTCCACTTTGATTGCCATGCCTCTTCTCCTTTCCGGGTTTAGCCGGTTCTTGTTTGGGAAGCTTGGAGAACGCCCGCTCCGCTTCTGCCTGCGTCCCGATCCGGCGTTGCTCGTAAAGCTGCCGCGCGCGCGTCAACTGGACCTTGTTTGTGGCATCGGGAGCGGGATACTCATCGCCGATGTCTGACGGCGTAAAGCCCTGCAACGGGCGCAGGACGTAAAGCGGCGGAACCAGGCTTCTGGTCAGCCGCGCCCACGATTCACGACGAAGCATCATGGCTACACCGCCGTGATGACGTTGTTGAAGAAGAAGCCGCAGTCCTTGGAGACCTGCGCCATGGCAAAGGCCGAGTCGATCTCGACCCGGTCGGAGGCCAAGTGCTCCATGCGGAACGTCTTGATGCGAAGACCAGCGCCGCCCATGGAGCCGATTAAGCCGGTCCAGTTGAAGGTATAGCCGGCGCTCGGCACCATCAGTCCGGCGTTCTTCGGACGGTAGAACAGGCCCGCCGCGAGCCCGCCGATGAAGGAGTTCGATTCGGTGGCGCCCTCGGCGGCGGTGTTGTAGACCGCGTCCATCACCAGCACGTCTTCCAGCTCCAGGATCTCGGCGATGATGCGGCGTGTTGCCATCGCCGGATTCGGCGCGGTCTGCCCGTACTTGGTGCGGTCGATGAAATCGGGATGGTCGACCAGCTTGTCGAACACGGGGCGCGAGAAGACGCCGATGTTGGGCACGAAGCCGCCGGAGTTCAGCCGCGCCTGGGTCTTGGCGTGGCGAATATCCGTGATGGGGCTGGAGGTGGCGTAATCCCAGTACACGACGTGCGTGCTGTCGGACGTCGCCTGGCCAGCCACCTCGCCGGTCCACAGGCCGGTTTTGAAGTACTGCGTGGCCCACTGATTCTCGCGGCGGATGAGCGCCTTCTGCGTCAGGAAGATGGTCGCGTCGCGGTCGGGCGCGAGCGGCGAGTCGCTGTTCGCGCGGACCTGGTCGTCCACATCCTTGTGCAGTGCCCAGACGTCGCAGTTGTACGTGCCCGTGGAATCCAGGCCGTACCCGGCGCCCGCGGATTCCATCGAGAGGCCGCGCTTCTGCATCTCGTCGCGATTCCAGTCGCCGCGCTTGTAGGTCCAATAGAGGTCGCTTTTGTTTTCGACGGGGATCGGCGGAAACGCCCGATCCGCGACGAACTCGACGCCGGCCGCCTCCTGGCTGTACGCCACGGAGATGTTCGTCAGCGGGCGGTTCACGTGAACGTCTTGTAGTGTTGGCTGAGGCATTTGTGATTTCTCCTTGTTTGTGAACGGCTACATCTTGTACGGGCCGAGAAGCAGCGCGGGGATAATGACGCCAGCGCCGCCCGATGCCGCCAGTGCGCGCGCCCGCACGAAATTGCCGGAGGTCGCCGTGATGGCCTGGCCGCTGGCGTTTGCCATGAGCGGGTCGCCGTTGTTGACGGCAGCGCCGGTCACCAGCTTGGTGATGCCGAGGATGGCGACCTCGCCCTCGACTCCCTGCGCGTTGGGCTTGTCCTGGACCACGCCATCCGCGACGGCGCCAGCGCCCGTGAAGTTGATCTGCCCGGACGCGTTGACCGTCACGAGGTAGAACTGCGGATTCACAGTTCCCCCGCTGGTGAGGTCTGCCGCCGCCGGAAGCCCCTACTGTGCGTAATGTCTGTTCGAATGCCATGTCTGTTGGTCTCCTTTCGCCCTACCGGGCAAGGCGAACGCCAGCCCGTTCGAGCGTGGCGATCAAGCCCTTCGCGTTGTGCTGCGCCACGAACGCGCCGTAAACCTCGGGATGCTCTTCGAGCATGAGGGCGTAGGCGCGCTCCTTGGTCAGCTTGGTGGTACCGCTTTCGGCGTAAAGATTCGGAGTCTCTTTGCCGCGATTCTGGCGGGCGTAGCTGGTGGCTTGGGCTTCGATTTCCTGAAGCGAACCAACCGCGCCCTGGTTCGGGTTGACGTGGGAAGTAATCATGCTCCTCTCGCTTTCCATCACGCGGGCGGCTGTCAGCTCTTCGCTGATTTCCGCCACGCTGAAGTATTGGCCCGTGGACTTCTTCTTGGTGAGGAACTCCGCGGCCTTGTCGGGACAACCGGCCATCTTGCACAGCGCGCCGATGGCTTCGATGTCGCCTTCCGGACGCATCCTGAGCGGAACGCCGGCCAAGGCAGCGACGCCAGCGAGCGGAGCCATGCCCTCGGGTTTCTTGGCATCGCTCTTTGCGCCCTCGCCGCAGGCGTGGCAGTACTCCGCGCCTTTGCGCAGTTCGGCACCGCAGGCGTGGCAGAACTTACCGGACGCCTCGCCTTCGGCCTTGGTGCCGCAGGCATGGCAGAACGTTGCGTCTGCGTGCAGCTTGGTTCCGCACGCATGGCAGTACTTCGGTTCGGTGTTGGTCTTCTCGTCGCCGCCACCGTCGCCCGGCTTCTTACCCTCGGCGGCGATTGTGAGCGTTTCGTTGGGCATACTTGCTGTAACCTCCTTGGTTGTGGATCTTGCGGCAATCGCCGCCGTTGAACTCTGGACAGGCGCGCCGAGCAGTTGACGAAGCGCGTTCATGGCATCGCCCAGCGTTCCGACTTCGTCGGCCAGGAGCGGAACGGCATTCTCCGACCAGTACACGCCAGCCTGTGTCGCGATGATCTTTTCTGCGTCGGCCTTCCGGTTCCGCGCGACCGTTGCTACGAACTGCTCGTACTGCCGGTCAATCTCGGACTGGATGTCTTTCTCGGCCCTCTCCGAAAGCGGTTCATGCGGGTTCCCATCGACCTTCCTGTCGCCTTTAAAGATGTAGGTGTACTTGAACCCCTGCTCGTCGTTGAACTTCGAATCCTCGGTGTGCAGCACCACGACGCCGACAGACCCGACCGCTCCCATGCGCGTGACGAAGATCTTGTCGGCGGCGCTGGTGAGAGCGTAGGCCGCCGAGAATGCGAAATCGTCGGCTACAGCAAAGATGGGCTTCAAGCCGCGAAGAGAGTAGATGTAATCGGACAGCTCCAGGCATCCCGTGGTCTCGCCGCCAGGCGAATCAACCTGCAAAAGGATCGCCCGCACTCCGGCGTCGTTGACCGCGTCCTGAAGGTAGCCTCCGATCTGCGCGTAGGAGCTGCAACCACTCAGCGCCGAAACCCAGGATTCCGCTTTCGTCAGCACGCCCTGGATCGGAATGATGGCGACGCCATCGATCACCTGGTAGCCGCTGTCGTCGGCCTGCTCCATGTACGCCGCAGCGAACGGTTCCGCGGGCTTCACGCCGGCCACCGGAATGATCCCCAGCCGCGGCCCCAGCGCCTGGACTATCACGTCCAGCTTGGGCGGATGAATCATTAGCGGCGTGTTCACAAACCGCGATGCAACACGAGTCAGATTCGTCATGGCTTCACGTCCACCTCGCCCTTGCTCGCGTCCTGTTGGATCTCGGCTTCCGTCAACCCGGCGTTGCGCCCGGTCAGGACCTTCCGGCCATCGCTGTCGTAAGAGAGACCAAGCTTGTCGGCTCGCTCGTTGTCCGCTGCCTGCTCCGCATCCACGGCACCGGCGTCGCGCCCTTGTGCCGCCACCTCGGTGGAACGCGTGGATAGGCCGCTGCGGATGGCATCGTTGGAAGCCTTGATGTCCTTCTCGGGGTCCACCCACGGCCAGCCGGGCGTTACCCACTGCACTTCCTCGAATGGCTCGGGATTTTTGCTGTACGCGTTCAGTAGATCAATGCCGAACACCAGCGCCAGCATCGCCTCGCGCAGCCAGCGCTTATAAACCGGGTGGCAGACCTGGAAGATGAAAACCGAATGCTGGTACTGCTCGCACTTGCGGCGGAACTCCAGCAGGCCGGCGCGGATCGAAGAGTAGTTGATCCCCGACAGGTCACCGCTGATCTGATACTCGGCAAGCCCGGCGCCACTCGAAAAAGCTTGCAGGCACGTCCGAATGAACGATTTGAAATCGCCGCTGTCCTTGGCTTCGGCAAACTGCACTTCTTCGCCGAAGTTCAGAACCTGGAACGTGCCAGGTTCGAGTTTGCTGATCTGTGTCCCCGGCTCAGTCTGGCTCGGCCCGTTCTGGTATTGGTCCGGAGGGATGATCGGATTGTCCGGACTGGCTTGCGTGATGAACCCGGTGATCATCGCCGCGAGTTTCTTGCGGACGATCTCGGCGTCCGTGTATTGCTCCAGTTCGTAGAGCTTCGCGATCACCGATGTGAGCCACGGCTGCCCCCGGAACTGGCCCGCGCGAATCGGCTTGTAGACGTGCAACACGTCGGTGGCGGGCACCCGCTCTACCGAGAGAGCGTCCATCGGGAAAAACATCGTCTCACCCGGATGTGCCTTCCAGAAGTGGTACGCTGCGCGCCGCCCATCGGTCTGAAACTCGATGCCGCACCGGACTGAGTTGTTCGGCGGCATCCGCTCCACAGCCGTCCGCCACAACGGTAACTGCTCTGCCTCGATCAACTGGAGCTGCAGCGGAACCGTAAGCCCTTCCTTCACAGAACGCGGCCGGAACCGGACGAAGCACTCACCCGCCTCCATGACTTCGCGCGCGATCACCATCTGCTGGCCGTAGAAATCCGTCTGACCCGACGCAGGATTTCGCGGGTCGTACTCGACGTCGCACTCGCGTATCCATCGATTCCACTTCCTGGTAATCAGGTCGCGGATCTTATCGTCCGGATGGCGCGGCACCAGGCGAATGCCGCGACCAATGGCATTGGCGACGTAGGAATCGACGGCCGCCGCCGCCCACGCGCTGTTTCGAACCGCGTCCCGGTTGCGCGCCTGCAACTCCAGGCCATGCGAAAACAGGAGCGTGTTGAGGCCGAGGGACGGCGGATTCCATCCCATTCCCCGACGCCCGCGACCGGCGGCATCGAACGGAAATGTCCCCATGGCGCGGGTACGTGGGACGCGCGGGATCGGCATCGGCTCGTGCCCGGCCTGGCGCGCGAGCGTCATCAACGTTTCAATTGGCACGGCGATTTAGTGGCCCCAACCGTTCGTGGTGTAGATGCGCACCTGGCGCACTTGCTGCGGCCCGGACTGCTGGGCGACGTCATTCAGGATCAGATTCCGGAGCTTGAGGTAATCGTCGACGGAATCGAACTCGAACTCGCGATCCTGAAACCGGACTCGCCTCGCGCCCTGCTTCCGCGCGGCGTCGAGAGCATCGAGATCGGACTGCGTGAATGCCATTAGAGATCCATCCTGAAACGCACGCGGTTGCGCGCGGTCTGCCTGCCATCCGTGCGCTGCTGTTGCGGCGGTTGTTTCACGTCCTGCACTGGAGGCGCGCCCACCCGGCGTTCGAGGTCGGTCCAGTGCTTCTCCTGGAAACGGTCGATGCCGACCCGTCCAGCCGCCGCGCGCGCATACACGCGGCAGTCGAGCGCCTCGTTGCGCTCGCGCATCTTCTGCCACTCGTGCCGACGATAGCCTTTGACGATCTTCGTCACCAGTTGCTCGGCGGTGATCTGCTTGAAGTACTCGTCGCCGTAGCTTCGGAAAGTGACAGATAGCCAGGTGGGAATAGGATTCCCTTTTTCGCCATGTCTTCGTCGGTGGGCCGTTCCAGGCGCAGCCAGCGGTACAACTCCTCCTTCGCCATGCTGGAGTTCACAGGCCACACGCGAATCGCCGCGTTTGATCCTGGCGCCCAGCGGACCCGACATCCACGGGCGAAGCTGCACCCATGAGCAATGCCGGCGTGCGTGAATCGCCCTTGATCACCAGCACGCGCCCGCCTTGCCGCCGCGCCCACTGGTAAACCTCGGTGGTCGCGAACCCGGAATCGACGGCGAGTTGCAGGATGGGCAACTCCAGCCCTGATGCTGTGGTGAACGTTTCGTTGAGCAGCCCGGTCAGCTTCTCCCACACAGCCGGGCGCGAGAGGTGTCGCCCTCGTACACGCGGTAATCGACCGACCAGGATTCCTTGCCGCGCCCCCACGCCGCGATCTCGACCTCGATGCGGTCCTTCTGAACGTCCGCACCCGCCGTCAGGAACAGACCGCCGCGCGGCACCACGTCCGACCTTCGGTAATCTTCCCGCCGGTCATAGAGCTTCTGCCAGTCCGGGAGCCTCACCCAGCAGCGTCCAGGTCTCGCCCTGCACGGTGTTGACGAAGACCTGCAGCAGCGCCGGAGTTCTTCTGCGCTTGCTCGAACTGCTTGGCGGCGTCGCCCCACGAGAACCAACCGACCGGACTGTACAGGCTGGAGATGTGGAAGCCCGCCGTCTTGCCATCGCCTTTCGCGCCGGCGCGCCACTCTCCCCGCGCCAGCATCGAGTGCTTCTGGTGGTTGCGAATCTCCTGGCCGCAGTGCTCGCAGACGTAAGTCGCACTCTGCGGATCGCCCTTTGGCCACCGCAGTTGCGCGAACTTCAGGATCTGGAACTCGCGGCACGTCGGACACGGGACCCAGTACTTCCGCTGGTCGCTCTCCTCATACGCCGACTCGATCCGGCTCATGCCGGTGATCTTCGGTGTCGATACCAGAAACACTTTGCGGCGCGCGAACGTCCGCGTGCGCGCCATCGCCAGCGTGATCGGGTCGCCCTCGCCCTCCACATCGCCGGGATAGGCGTCCACTTCGTCGAGGAACAGGTACCGCGCGGCCATCGACCGCAGGCCGACCGCGCTGTTCGCGCCGGT